TACTACGAAGACGAGGCGGTGACGCTGTACCACGGTGACGCGCTGGCGCTGCTGCCGATGCTGCCCAAGGCCGACGCGGTGGTGACTGACCCGCCCTATGGCGAAACCTCGCTTGACTGGGATGTGTGGCCGGATGGCTGGCCCGCCGTGGCTGCGCTGGTGGCGCCGCAGATGTGGTGCTTTGGCTCGATGCGCATGTTCTTGGACAAGCGCGCCGACCTGGCCGATTGGAAGCTGGCGCAAGACATCGTGTGGGAGAAGCACAACGGCAGCAGCTTTCACGATGACCGCTTCCGGCGCGTGCATGAGTTTGCGCTGCACTTCTACCGGGGCGACTGGAACGCGCTGCACCGCGAGGTGCCGAGGCACGGCGAGGAACAACGAAAGCAGCGCATCCGGCGCGGCAAGACACCGCACCTTGGAACGGTGGGCGCAGAGGCCACGATTGAAGGCCAGCGGATCATGACTTCGGTGATCTTCGCGGCGAGCTGCCACGGCTACGCGGTGAACGAAACGCAGAAGCCCGAGGACATCGTGGCTCCGCTGCTGCAGTACAGCGTGCCGCCCGGTGGCCTGGTGATCGACTGCTTCGCAGGCAGCGGCACCACTGGCGCCGTGGCGCGCAAGACTGGGCGCTTGGCGATCTTGATCGAAAAGCGCGAGTCACAGTGCCAGGCCATTGCTGCGAGGCTTGCACAGGGTGACTTGTTGACGGCTAACGTTTGAGCTAACCGGGCCACGCTTGCGTGGCTCCGGTTCAGCGAAATGTTATGGCGCTGTTGCAGAAACGAGGTAAATAGTGGGCACATCAATTGTTATTAGCGCAGCGGCAACCGCAAATGCAGCGGCGGCAAATGCTGCGGCGCAAGAGGCACAACGCAAGGCGTGTATGGGCTATGTGCGTGGATACCAGCACGACCAGGCGACCGTTACGGAGATGCGCGAGTACGCTGGTTGCATTGACAGACTACACCCCGCGCAGATGACAGATAGCGCGCTTGGCGTGGCGAAGTTTGCCGTTCTTGTGATCTTTGCGGCTATGGTGGCTGGCGTGGTGTGGGAGCGCCGAGAACGCACTCTTAGCGACGGCTGGTTTGGCGCAGTGCTTGGCGGCAGCTTGATTGGCGGCCTGGGCGGCGCAGTTGTACTGCTGGTCGTCGCTGGCGTATGGCTTGGCGTGCGCGTACTGCTGGCATGAGGCTGCGCCATAACGACCAGGGTAACCGGCCCGCGTAGGCGGGACGCCGTAGCGGGTCCGGTTGACCCGCCAGTTCGGCCTGATGCCGAAGCGAGAGAACCGATGAACACATACGACACCGACGCCCGCCGCCTGAACGTGGGCACGTTCTGGAATAACCTGCGCGCCGTGCTGCGCCGCTGGCTGGACCGCGAGCGCGAGCTGGTGAGCCTGCGCAACGCCGTGGGCATGATGAGCGAGGCCCGTCGCGCCGACGCGGCCGAGTGGCACGACATGCGCGACATGAATCGCGAGATGCGCGCCGACGCACTGCGGCTGCGCTGGCTGGCAGAGGACCACGCCGACCCGGAGGTGCGCGAGCGCGTGCGCTCGATTTGCCAGAGCATCCCGACGTGCAGCCTCAGCGGCGTGCGCCTGGACATCGACGCGAACATGCGCCCGTGAGGCCGAACGTGAATTCTGCGACACCACCTGTCCGATAACGCGGCCATGTCCACTAACACCGCCCAACCCAAGCTCGAGCAGCGCATCCGCGAAGCCTGCCGGGCTCTCCGGATTTCCATGTGGATTCCTTCATTGCCGGTTATAGTCTGAAAACGGATTAACGTGTGGAAAGGACATCCGATGAGCACTGACACCATGAGCACGACCAGCGTGCTGAGGAGCGACCGGCGCACCGTGACGCAACTGCTTGCGGCCGCCGAGAAGGACACCGACGCAGTGAGCGTCTTCATGGCCGGCTGCACCGTGGCCGACACCGAGGCCGCAGTCTTCGTGGTCAAAGGCCCGGAGCGGATTGCGTACCTGAAAGCGCTGTGCGAGCGCCAGGGCTTCCTGACCAACAAGCCGGTGGAGGGCTGAGCCGTGGACTTTGAACCGAAGAGCGACGTTCACCTGCTGGAAAAGGCCGCTCGCTCTGTTTCCTTGCCCTGGGACCAGTGGGTGTTTGACCGTCAAACACCGCTGGAACTCGCTGGAGAGCGGCGATGACGCCCTGTACCTCGTCACCTGTCTGGGGATGGAGGTGTCTTGCGATGACTGTGCGACGCACATGGCGTTCGCCCACGCCCGCGTTCAGGGATGCGCCGACAACTTCGTCTCGATACCGATCAGCGGTGACCCTGGCAAAGCGCTGCGACGAGCCATCACGATTGCAGCGGCTACGCAAGGCCATGTTGTCGACCCCAACGCCTGAAAGGACCACGCCATGATGATGAACCCGCCGACCCTGCCGCTGGACTACGTTGACAAGGTACACGCCGACGAGCTGGTCCGAACGCTGGAACTGATCCGACACGCCACGGCGCCAACGCCGAACGATGGCGGGCACCACGAAGCGGCCTACGAACTCGCCGATGCCGTGCTGCGCAAGGTGGAAGCCCGCCGCAAGTACGACGACATCGGTAGCCCGTTCAGGACCTGAGCCATGCACACCGATTGCGTTGACCGTGAGGGCAACTCCTACTTGGTGGTCCACCTGTGGGGCGGCGGAGCCTACGAATGCAACATGTGCGGCGTCTTGGGACGGCACAGCAACTCGGTGCCCTGGTACTGCGGTCCAGTCATGGAGGGCGACAGCGAGGGTGGATACAAGGGCGTCTGTCAGCCCTGCCACGACCGCTGGGCGGCGTGGAACGACTCCATGCAGTACCACGGGGCGTGATGGCGCCCGGCCGACAATCTGTGAATGACCACTGACATCCTCGACCTCCCCGGGTGGACCGTCCTTGCCAAGCGCCTCGAAGACCGTGAGTACGAGCTTGAAGCTGAGTACACCGTCAAGCCCACCTCCTGCCAGAAATGCGGTGTGCTGGACCGTCTGTACCGGCACGGCACCAAGGACACCATCTACCGCGACAGCCCCATCAGGGGCCACGCAACCCGCATCCTGGCCCGCGTGCAGCGGTACAAGTGCCGAGAGTGCGGTGAGACGTTCCTGCAGCCCCTGGCGGGCATCCAGGAGGACCGCCGCATGACTGCCAGGTGCGCCGAGTACATCAAGGAGCAGTGCCTGCGGGACACCTTCACCAGCATCGCCGACCACGTTGGTTGTGACGACAAGACGGTGCGCAACCTGGCCGGCGAGTACATCGCCACATTGGACGCCGCCTACAAGCCTTCCCTGCCGGCCTGGCTGGGCATCGACGAGACGCAGATCGACGGGAAGATGCGCTGCGTCATCACCGACATCGGCGGCCGGCGCCCCATCGAGATGCTGGCCGACCGGGACAAGGGCACCCTGACCACCTGGCTGCACCGGCACAAGGAGCGAAAGCACGTCGAGGGCGTGGCCATCGACATGTGGCGCCCGTACCGCGACGTGGCCGGGACGATCTTCCCGGGCGTGCCGGTCGTGATCGACAAGTTCCACGTCGTCCGGATGGCGAACTACTGCATGGAGCGCGTGCGCATCCGGGTGGCCAAGACCCGCACCAAGGAGGTCCGGCGCGACTGGATGCGATCCAAGGCCATCCTGAACAAGCGCGAGTCGACGCTGACCGAGAAGCAAGCGTTCAACCTGCGGATGTGGCTGGACAACGAGCCCGAGCTGGCCGACGCCTACCGGCTCAAGGAAGCCTTCTACGGCATCTACGCCATGAAGAAGCCCCAGGCCCTGGCTGCCTATGACGCCTTCAAGGGCGACGTGCCCCAGGCGCTCAAGGGCGACTTCAAGGTGCTGCTCACGGCCATGAGGAACTGGCGCCCTGAGATCACCGCGTACTTCGACCACCCCATCAGCAACGCCTACACCGAGGCATTGAATGGGGTGGCAAAGACGATCAACCGTGCCGGTCGGGGATACAGCTTCGAGGTGCTGCGGGCACGGTTGCTGTTCGGCTCCAAGCCCCGAATACAACCACCAAAGGAGACACCCATCATGACCCGTGGTGAACAAGCACTGCAGCGCGCCCAACTCATCAGGGCAGGGAATGGACGGTGCCAGTCGTGCAGCGGAGCGTTTGAACCGGCCTCGCTGTTCGTCCACCTGACCCCTGCTGTGGTCCCTGGCGAACATCGAAAGCCGATGCTTCTCTGCCAGAACTGCCACAGACGATTCCACACGGATGAAGCTAGCGGTCATGCGTCAGATTCCACACACTAATCCGTTGAGCCGGGCTGGTCTTTGCGCTGGCTGCTGGCGCTGCTGCCCAGCCAGAAGCCGGTGATGCTCGACAGCACGCCACTGACCACGGCGCCAATCACCATGCTCTGCACCTCGGCCGAGAATGGCCCGGCCAGCACGCGCCACACCACCAGGTACACCAGCGGCAGCAGCGCCGCGGTGACGGCGCCAGCGTAGAAGGCGGCGGGGCGGGTCATGGCAGCACCTCCACGGGCACCATCAGGGTGTAGTTGATCGGCACGATGTAGTGCAGGGGGTTGCAGCGGTAGTCGATGCTGAGAATCATCATCCCCACGCCCGGCGCGGCGGCCTCGGGCAGCACCACCGACGAGCGCACCTCGCTGTCGCCCATGATGCGGGCCTCCTCGCGCAGCGCGGCGTTGCTGACGATGGCCGCGGTGCCGTAGTCGTGCCGCACCCCGCGCGAATCGAGAAACGCCCGGCTGCGCTGGGCCGAGCAGCCGCGCCCCAGATCACGGATGGCGCTGCCGGTGACGAGCGTTTCCTCGCCCGCGCGCGCCGGCGTGGCCACGGCGTGGGCCACCATCAGCGGCGGCGTGCGATCGGTGGCCCAGCCGTACAGCACCAACAGCATGGGCAGCGTGATCAGCCACCCGAGCCACTCGCGGCGCCAGATCCACACAAAGGCGGCTTTCATGGGTGCGGCCTGAACTGGAAATTGTCCGCTAGCCATTTGATGACGTGGTAGAACGCAGCGGCCAACGCGCTGCAGATGGGCACACCCCAGGCCACCCAGCGGCGCGCCGTGGCCCAGGCCCAGGTGGTGCGCTCGCGCTCGATGCGCAGGCGGTGAAGGAACTCCAGGTCCGCATCGCTGGGCATGCGGACCTGCAGCTCGGCCAGCGCGTCGCTGAGGGCGCGGTTCTCTCTCAGCAGTTCCTCGACGGCGGCCGTGGGGTCGGTGACGACCAGGCGCTGGGTGGTGCGCATGGGTGGGCTGCGGTCAGGCGTCATGTCGGCCACCATCACGCGCCCGAGTAGAAGAAGTAGAACCGGAAGTTGGCGCTGCCCTGCAGCAGGCCGTCGGCGGCGGTGCGGATGCTTACGCCCAGCGTGGTGTCGATGGTCAGGTCAGTGCCCGGCGTGGGCGTCCAGCCCGGCCGGCCGACCACCCAGCTGCGCTGGCTGGACAGGCTGAGCCAGGTATCGGTGTCGTCACTCGGGCCGGTCTGCAGATCGCCCGCCACCACCTCGGTGACCAGGATCTCGAACAGGCTGCCCGGCTCGGGCGACGTGAAGGGCTGGCCCAGCAGCCACTGGTCGACCAGCTCCACGCCCGCGGCGGTCTCCACGTACAGCGAGCCGTCGGCGCGGAAGCGGATCTCGCCCAGCACGTCGCTGGAGTCGAACTCGATAAGCCGCGGCAGGATGCGCACGATGTAGCTTTCGCCGTCGTCGGGCACTCCGGTGGTGGGGCTGTCGATGGGGTCCTGCTCCTCGCCCTCCTCGGGCAGCAGCTCGGCGTCGGCCTCGTGCACGCGGTCGTCCTCGAGCACGCCGGTCATCTGCACCAGCATGGCGCCGTCTTCGCGGATCTCCTGCGGCTCGATGCCCAGCACCAGCATCGTGCGGCGGTGCTCGCTGGCCTGGCCGAAGTGGTAGCGCGTGCGCTCGCGCCGCGCGTCGTCGGTGCTGGGCGTGAAATCGGGCGCGCTGTCGAGTACGGCCTCGTAGGCGGTGGCACCCTCGGTGGCCTCGATGGCGCTGTGCAGGCTGCCGTCGTCGCGCACCAGGCTGATGTAGTGCGTGGCCGCCGGCGTCCAGGTAGGCGGCTCGCTGAGCGTGAGCGTGAGCGTGCCCTCGTCCCAGCCCACCACGTCGCCCGCCGCGCCCCAGCCCTGCAGCGCGGGCGAGAACACCACCGCGCTGCCGAAGGCCGGCAGCAGGCCCTGCAGCTCGGTCTGCCAGCTGCCCAGCACGCGGCGGTAGTAGCGCGCCGCGGCTTCGTACAGGCCCTCGCGCTCGGCCTGCTTGCTGCCGGTGACGCCGGGCAGGCGCAGGTACAGCGGGCGCGTGGGCGATGTAACGCCGGGCGCGTTGCAGGTCACGCTGCGCCAGTCCCAGCTGCGCAGGTCCAGGTATTCCACCACCACTGCGTCGGGCACGGCCGTGGCATCGCACAGGTATTGCAGGCCGGCGCTGCCGGGCGTGATGTCGCGGCTGGTGTAGGCCGTGACGGGCAGGGCCTGCGCCTCGTCGCGGCTGACGGTGCGCACGCCGTTGCGCCAGAAGGGCCGCGCGCGGCCGGCGCGGGCGATGATCTGGTCGGCCTGGTCGCTGTCGGTGGCGCTGTCGAAAACGATGTCCAGGTGGTCTTGCCGGTCGGTCCAGGTCTGGTCCAGGTCATACAGGGTCTGCAGGTCGATGCGCTCGTCGGGCAGGCCGTCGCCGTATTCGGTGTTGCTCCACTTGTCGGCCAGCGCCCAGGCGATGCTGCGGGTGAAGGCGGCCGATGCGCTCCAGCCGGTGCTGGGGTGCCAGCTGCGCACCTTGCGGCGCAGGATGGCCGCGATGCGCCGCTGGCTCAGCCCGTTGAGCTGCTCGCTGGCGCGCATCTTCACCTCCAGATGCGTGGCGTTGGCCGCCAGGGTGGCCTCCTGGTCCAGGTAGGCGCGCAGGCCGGCCCAGCTGCAGTCATTGAGCACCTGCGGGTTGCTGTCGCGCGAATCGGTGCGCACCACGCGCACCTCCACCCGCGCGGGCGGGTCGATGGTGTAGGTGTAGCTGCGCCGCACCGGGGTGGTGGTGGCCGCGGTGATGGTCTCGCTGGCCAGCTCGGCCCACGGCGTGGCGGCCACGCCCCAGTCGTCGATGGTGCGGGTGTCGATGCGCAGCTCCACCGATCGGTTGGCCAGGCTGGCGCCGGTGGCATCGGCCAGGCCGCGCTCGCACACGATGTCGATGCCGATGCTGGCCGCCGACAGGCGCGGCGCGCAGGCCGCGAAGCCGCCCACCACCCGGCCCGACTTGAGCGGCTGGCCCGACACCTCGGGCGCCGTGACCACGTTGGCCAGCACCAGCGCGGGCGCGGTGCCGGGCTCGAGCACGGTGTATTGCACGTCGGCAAAGTGATCCAGCTGCGTGTCGTCGAGCTGCAGCTGCTCCACCTCGTACTCCCCCATGCCCAGGCACAGCAGGGCGTGGTAATACTGGTCGTCGTTGCTGTCGTACTCGGTGTAGGGCTGCGCGGCGAAGGGTGGGTAGATGCGGTGGCGGCCGTACACCACGGGGATGGGCTGGTCGATGGCCGCGGTGTTGCCGCCCAGGTTGGTGGAGTAGCTTTCGCCGGGCGCGGTGCTGGCGGTGGGCGGCGGCAGCTTGACGGGCAGCAGCAGGTTGATGGCCAGGTTTGCCGCGATGGTGGCCACCGCCAGCTCCACGCCCGTGAGCCCGAAGCCCGACGGCCCCAGCGCCACCATGGCGGCCACCTGCAGCACCAGGCGCAGCGCGTCGCCGTCCTGCGGCAGCAGGTGCACCTCGAGGTGCTGGCCCGGCGCCAGCGGGTGCTGCCAATGCTCGCGCAGCAGCCAGTGCCCGTCCAGCCGCACCATCACGGCGGGCTGCGTGGGGGCCACGATGTCGGCGATGCGCGTGCCAGGCACCACCGGCCGCGCGGCCGACAGCACGGTGGGCACCAGCGCGTTGGCCGCCAGCGCCACCGACGCCATGCGCGGCGCGGCGGCGCGCTGGTGCGGCACATGGGGCGGCACGTGGGGCGGCCTGGCGCCGGTCATGGCGCGGGCCTCCAGGGTTGCAGGTGGGCGTAGCCGCAGGCCGGCAGCTCGTCGATCGGCTGGCAGCACACGCCGCGCGAGCGGATGGCGTGCAGCAGCACCAGGCGCCGGCCGCGCAGCACCGCCACGCCGACGTGGCGCTGCCCGTCGGGCGCGCGCAGCGACACCACGTCGCCATCGGCCGCCGGCCCGTGCACCGGGCGCCAGCCCAGCGCGCGCGCCGCGCCGGGGCGCACGGAGTGGGCCAGGTCGATGCCGTGGCGCAGCGCCACCACGGCGCGCACCAGGCCCCAGCAGTCGAACGCCGCCGGGCCGGCCGCACCGGCGACGTAGGGCGCGCCGATGTAGCGCGCGGCCCAGTGCGCGGTGGTGGTGGGGGTGGTGGTGCCGGTCATTGCGAGGCCAGCCCCGGGTATTCGGCGCGCGTGAACGTCTTGGCCGGGAAGCGCGTGTTGCCAAGGTCGGCATACGCGGCGCGGGCGGTGACGCGCGTCTCGCTCACGCGCACGTCGTGCAGGTTAAGCCGCAGCGGCGGCAGGTTGGCCGGGCCGCTGAAGTCGTCGCTGGCGTACACCCGCACGCACAGGGTGATGGGGTCCAGCGACAGGGTGGCGGCCTCCAGCTCGTGCGCCAGGGCCGACGACACGCCGTCCACCCACACGGCCACCTCGGGCCGGGCGGTCTGGTCTTTCTCGGGCGGCAGTTGCAGGCCGAACTGGCAGGCGGTGAACAGCACCGGCTCGCCGGCGTTGCTGGGCGCGTCAGCCTCCAGCGTGGCGGTGATGTCCACGTCATTGAGCACCACGCGCAGCGGCTCGGCCAGCGCGGCGTGGTCGATCTCCAGCGTGTTGAGCATGGCCCGGTGCTGCGGCGCCACGGCCATTGCCTCGGCATAGGCCTCGCTGTAGCTGGCGCCGTGCAGGGCGGGTTGATAGGTGGGCATGGCGTGCGCTATCCGTCAGAGCCCGGGGCGGAAGGGGAAGCTGCCCACCAGCGCCTCGGTGGGCGCGTCCAGCGTGTCGTACTGGTCGTCCTGGCGCAGGAACTCGAGCACCGCGTCGGGCAGGTCGGCCTCCACGTCCACAGCGCGGGCGGCGCACACGCGGCTGTTGGCGTCGTTGCCGGTGCTGGCCACCCAGGTGCCGGCCAGCGCGCCGGCGGTGGTGGGGGTGACGTCGGCTACCGTCACCACGGTGTCGGGCGGGCTGCTGGTGACCTTGAGGCGGTAGAAGTCTTCGCCCTCGGGCAGGCCGGCGTACAGGTTGCAGTCGGCCGACCAGGTGGGCACCGGCACGCTGGCGCCGCGGGGGTTGATGCCGTAGATGGGGCCGGTAAGGTTGCCGACGATGGCGGTGCGCCGCAGCGTTACATCGGTGATGGCCGCGGTGCTGTAGAGCGGGCGCATGGCCAGCACGCCGCCCAGCTCGTTGGGCCAGTTGTCGGACACCGCGAACCGGCTGGCCACCAGCAGGCAGCCGAAGATGGAGAACCCGTCGTGCGTCTTGTCGCCCACGCTGTCGTTGTTGGGGAACTGGAAACACCCGGCGCGCGACATCTCAACCACGCCGCTTACGGGGCTTGGCTCGCGGTTTTGCCGCCACACGATGCAGCTGCTGATACTGCTGTCGATCATGGTGCCGGTGTTGGCGCCCAGGCTCATCTCGAACGCTTCGCCGTAGCAGTCGTCGATCACGCAGCGGTAGGCGTGCGCGTTGTCGCTGGTGTCGATGACGATGACGCCGTTGTTGACGTAGGCATGGTCGCGCCCCACGCGCTGCAGCAGCACGCGGCGGATGATGCTGTTGTCGCTGTTGGTGTTGACCACCCCGCCCTGCACGTCGCCGAAGTCGTGCCGCTGGCCGATGTCGCGGAACCAGCAGCGCTCCACCAGCACGTCGGTCTCGGTGATGTCGGGGCTTTCACCGCCGGCGGCGTGCCAGCCGGCATCCTCGATCAGCAGGTTGCGCGCCACGTGGCCCGAGCCACCGACGAAGGCCACGCCGCTGCGGCAGCCGGCCACGGCCAGCCCGTCCACCGTGACGCGCGTGCTGCTGACCACCTGCACGGCATTGGTGTGGCACAGCCCAACCGCGCCGGATGCGGCCACGCCGAACAGGCCGCCGTACTCGGCACCGCCGAAGATGCGCACGTCGGTGCAGGTGTTGACGTAGATGCACGCGCCGATGGCCGAGTAGCGCTCCTCGCTGATGCGCAGCTCGTGGTCGGCCGGCGCGCCGGTGCTGGGCTTGTAGTAGATGCGCTGGGCCGCGCCGTCCCATTGGTATTGGCCGGGCTCGAGCGCGCCGATGATCGGATCCTGGTGCGTGTCTTCGTTCAGGTGGAACACCTTCCACACGCTGCCGTCGCCCGCGGCGGTGATGTCGATGGCCGTGCCGGCGATGGCGTTGGCGTAGCTGGTGGCCAGCTTGGTGACGTAGGACGACACCGGGATGGCGTAGTAAGCGGTATGCCGCAGCAGCGTGCCGCCGGTGGAGATGGCGGGCAGCGCGGCGGCCGTGCCCTCGTAGGAGATGACCACCACGTCGCCCAGGCGGAACGGGCGCTCGGTGGCGTGGGTGATGGTGTCGGCCACCGCGTCGACGGCGGTCACGTTCATCAGCGTGCGGCTGCTGGTGCTGGGGCCGTGCAGGCGCGCGCCGTCTTCGTAGAACATGAGCGCGGGCGATGCGATGCTGCCGAGGTAGTACTCGCCATTGACGCCGCTGGCCGTCCACTCGCCAGATGTCATCACGCGGCTGTTGAAGATGGACCCCGGGTCGGTGGGGTGGTCCAGCCGGATGTCCAGCGGCAGCGCCTCGCTGCCCGAGGCGCCCACGTCGAGCCGCGCGTCGTCGTGCACGCCGCATACCCACAGCGTGGCGTCGGGGCCCAGGTCGCCCCAGTCGATCTCGCTGAACCCGCCCCAGGCGGTGGCGTAGCTGGTGCCGTCGCGGGTGGCGCCGTGGCTGGTGTCGGGCCGCACGTAGAACTCGTCGCCGCCGGCGTACACGGTGGCGGCCTGCGGCGTGTCGCCCATGGGCGCCAGCTGCTCGCGCATCAGCGCCACCAGCTCCAGCGCGTCGGCATAGTCCACCGGCGTGGCGCTGGCGCCGCGGATGTGGGCCTCCAGGCTGATGAGGCGCACGCCGCCGCCCAGGTTCTGCAGCCGCGGGGCGGTGGCGAACATCACCACCGCGCCGGTGCCCCAGGGCATGGGCCAGTGCGGCGCGTCGAACCAGGCGCCGCCGTAGTCCAGCACGGTGCGCCACCAGTCCATCCACTGCTCGCACTGCGCCGCGCCCAGCGCGAAGGTGAGCGCGGCGCGGGCGGCGTAGTCCAGCTGGCGCGCGCTGGCTTGCAGCGGGGCCTGCACGGCCTGGTCGGTCAGCGCGCGGCGCTCCAGCGCGGTGATGGTGCAGGTCTGCGGCACGGGCAGGCCGCTGGGGTAGGCCAGCGCCGTCATGCCGGGGCCTCGTCGCTGGCCACGCCCTGCAGGCGCAGCTGGGCGGTGACGAGCCAGCGCACGCCGCCCACGGCAGCGTCGGGCACCTGCTGCGGCGGCGTCACGAACCTGGCATGCCACCACTGCAGCACGTAGGCCGGCGACATCACGCGCGCGGCAAAGGGCAGCGCGCCGGCCTGCAGGTCGTCCTCGAACCAGGCGTGAAAGTCGGCCATCTGCGCGGCGCTGAGCGAGAGCGCGGCGTCCAGCAGGTGCGCGGCACCGCTGGCCACGCGGCGCCGGCGCGCGGCGCCCGTGGACATGGGCACGTCGGCGTAAGGGGTGCCGTAGGTCACGTCGTGCGGCATGCACAGCCAGCCGGGCAGGCTGTCGGGCATGGTGATGGCGGGCAGCGTCATGGCCTACCCCCGCCGCGGCGCACCGGCCACGCGCTGCAGCCCGAAGGTGGCGCTGGCGGCCTTGGCCACGGCGCCGCCGGTGGCAAAGTCGCGCGCGAGCTCGCGCGTCACCACCTTGATGAGCGTGCCCACGCTGGTGGATTCCTGGCTGGTCTGCTGCACCTCGAGCGGCCGGCCGTTGTTGACGATCTGCACCGTGACCGCGCCGGCCTGCGTGGCCGCACCGCCGGCGCCGCGCTCGCCGTTGGGGATGATCACCCCGTCATTGGCGGGCAGCAGATAGTCGCGCCCGCCGGTGCGGAACAGCTCGCCCGGGCCGGCGCCCTCGTTCACCTCGTACAGCCGGCCCGCATCCACCCGCCCGCCGCCGGCGCGCCCGCCGCGGGTGGGCAGGTCATCGGGGTAGCCCGATCCGCCGCCACCTCCGAAGGCGCCGCCCACGGCCTTGAACAGCGCACCCAGCAGCTCGCTGGTGTTGTTGCCCTTGCCCTTGGCCAGGTCGCCGAACAGCGCGCGCGTGAGATCGGCGGCGATGGCCTCGGCCACAAGCCGCTTGATGAGGTTGCCCCACAGCTTGAGGATGTTGCTGTAGTTGCCCTCCAGCGTGGCCAGCACGGTGTCGCCGAAGGCGTCCTGCACGTTCTCGCTGAACTTGCGCAGCACGTTGTCGGCCTGTTCCACCGTGTCCTCGGTGGCCTCGCGCAGGCCGTAGATGCCGGCGTAGATGCGGCGCAGCTCCTCGGGGCTGAACACTTCGCCAGCGGCCTGGCGGGCTTGCAGCCGGGCGATCTGCGCCTGGCGCATGGCCTCCACAGTGCGGCCGGAGAACTCCTCGAGCTGCGCGTCGATCGCGCGCAGCGCGCGGGCCTGCTCCTCGTCGGCTTTGGTGGCGTCCTCGCTCTCCTTGGTGATGGCCTTGCGCTGGTCCAGCAGCGAGGCCAGGCTGAGCGCCTGCTCGGCCAGCGCGCGGTCGGTAGCCAGCGCGCCGCTCTTGTTCACGGCGTACAGCGCACGCTCGAACTCGGTGGCCTCGGCGGTGACTTCCACCCGCTCGCGCAGCGCCTCCACGTAGGACTCCAGCGCCTTGGTGGACTGGTCGATGGTCTCGGGCTTTTCCTTGGGCTCTTTCTTGCCGCCACCGACACCTACGTTCAGATCAGGCTTGATCAGCGGCGGATTGATAAACCCACGGCCCGCACCGGCCTTGCTTTCACCGATCTTCAAGTAGTCCGTGCGCGCATTCTTGAAACTCTCCGCGATTTCCTTGGCTTTCGCGTCAATTCGCGCCAACTCTGCCAGTGCGCCGGCATTCGTTGGATCTTTATCCAGAATCGACAGTGGCGTGATCCGCTCACGCGCCAAACCGACGAGCCTGTAGGCAGCCACGGCCTGCTTGGCCAGCGACCCGAAATCTTCCAGCCCAAGAACTTTTGCCAGCCCACCCTCGCGTGAGTTGCTGAAAATTCCGTTGATTGCGGGCAGCAACTCACTGGCCAATGAACGGGCCAGATCGGCGACATTCTTCTGCAGCTTGAACACTTCCTTATTGAATGCCTCCGCTGCTTCAGCTTCTTGCGTGGTAACTTTTGCCACCAGCTCGCCGCCCTCGGCAACGTCCTTGAGCAGCGGAGCAATCTCGGAAAGATTCTTCTTCAGCAGGATCTGGACGGAACGCTGCCGATCCCCGGATTCGGAAAACGAATTGATGGCAACCGCAGTGCGCCTGAAAGCCTCCGCCGGATCAAGCCTTCGCAATTCCTCCAGGTCCAGCCCCAACGCCTTGATGATGTTCTTCTGTTCCAGCGATGGATCGCCAAGCACTTTATTGAACTGGATCAGTGCCTGCGTCACTGTGTCAAAGCTGGTGCCCGTGCGAGCCGCGATGTCCTCAAGCGCACTAAGGTTCTCGATGCTGGCGCCGGTGGCGTCTTTCAGGTCGTTCAGGGCGTCCAGCCCGTCAATGGCGCTCTTGACGAACGATGTAAACGTGATGCCTGCAAACGCCGGCCCGGCGATGCGCGCAATGCCGCCGAACGCGGCATTGAGCCCGGACACGCTGGCCTCGGCCGCCCGCACGTTGCCGCGCAGGCTGGCAAAGGCCGCGGCGGTGCGGTCTTGGGCGGTGATGACGATCTTGGCGTCAGACACGGGCGCGGATCACTTCCATCAGGTCGGCCAGCAGGTGCCAGTCAGGCACGGGGTGCAGCGAGGCGTACATGGGCCACAGCTCGGGCCGCCAGCCGCCGCACCAGTTCCACGCATGCATGGCGCGGGCGGATTCCACGCACAGCGGCGGTGCCTGGCCCAGGGCGGCACGCATCCATTCCTGCCCTGATTTCTGCGCCTCGGCCTGGGACTTCTGCCAGCCGAGGCGCGCGATCAGTTTCCCGCGGCGCTGTCTTTCGATCGGTCACGGTCGGCAATGCCTTGGGTTAGGCGCAGCGCCAGCCGCTCGGCCCAGGCGGGCTGGGCGTCCAGCAGCAGCGGCACGGCGCCGGGGGTGTAGGGCACGGCCTCGTCGGCATCGGGCGCGGCCAGCAGGTGCGACAGGCGCACGGTCTGCGTCCAGGCCACCACGGCCTGCTCGAGCAGGGTGCGCTGCATCACCGACAGGCTGGCCGCATCGTAGCCGCGGTGCACGCCGGCGCGCAGGCCGGCCACGGTGATCTCGTGGCGGGTGGGGATGCGCAGGGTGACGAAGATGCCGGGTTCGACCTCCTCGCTCACCTCGCGCTGCGCCAGCGCGTGGCGCTGGATGTCGTGCAGGTCCATGGGCCGCCGCCCGGTCAGCTGGTGTAGGTGGTGGGCGTGGCGCAGAAGTCGATGTTGATCTTCGCGCGCAGGGTGTTGTCGCCCACGGTGGGCACCTCCTGCAGGCTCCAGTAGGCATTGGCCACGATGACGGTGCCGTTGGGGTAGACGAACTTCACCGCCACCGGCGTGGCGCCGTCGGCCGCCGATTTGACGGTGGACCACCACGACAGCGTGGGGTCGAAGTAGGTTTCCAGCTCCACCCCGATGGCGCCGCGCCGCGTGGGCAGGCGCTTGCGCAGGCGCTGGTCGAGCGTGGAGATGTCGGCGTACTCCTGCTCGCCGCCCTGCACCACGTAGTCGGGCGTGATCTGCGTGACTTCCGTCCACGCAGTGATCTCGCGCACGCTGCCGGTGCCGGTGCCGACCGGGAAGTTGGTGGTGCTGCTGGTGTCGATGTTGCCCAGCGTGACGTCGTTGGTGGACACCACGGTGGCCTTGGCGATGCGGTCGTCCGCCTCGCCCCAGCCGCTGGAGATCTCGACGAAATCGCCGACGATCACGCCGTGCGAGGACTCCAGCGTGGCGACGGCGCTGGTGGCGTTGGACAGCGCCGACATGGTCTTGGACGACCCGTAGGTGCTGGCGATGTAGGCCTTGGTGCCGACGGCGAGGGTGTAGGACATGGTGGTGTGCTCCGATGTCAGGAGAGGATGGTTTCAGGGTGGGCCGCGTCCACGAAGATCTCGGCCTGCACGGTGAGGGTGACGGTGCCCAGCGCGGCCTCGCCCTCGGCAGATTCGGCGCGCCGTATGCCCAGCAGCTGCAGCGCGTAGGGCGCCAGCTCGTCGATGGTGGTGGGCGCCGTCACCTCGAACAGCGCGGCGCTGGCGTCGGCGGCCATGGCGTTGAGGGCGTCGTCCAGGTCAGCCGTGGCGGCCACGTGCCCCACCACGGCGATCTCCACCTGGTGGCGGTTGACGTTGGCGCCGATGGCCACGCGGGCCACGGCCTCGTCGGTGGCGTACAGGCGCCAGGCGGGCAGGTCGGCATCGGCCAGCGGCCAGCGCCGGCTGGTGAATACGCGGCCGGTGTAGGCCGGCAGCGCATCGAGCCGCGCAGCCAGCACGGTGACGACCTGGGCTGCGGCCAGCGCCATGGCGGGCCCTAGTCCCGCGCCAGCACCAGCGCCAGCATCACGCCGTCGGGCGGCTCGGTCAGCACCTGGCGCACGGTGTAGGCGGTGCCGTCGTCCACGAAGGCCTGCCCCGATGCGGCGCCGCTGGCATCGGCGGCCACCACGCGCGCCACCGGGCGCTGGGTGAGCACGCCCGTGGCCTCGTCGGCCACCGTCTCGACGTCGACGATGGCCTGCAGATCCGCACCCGCCAGCGTGCAGGCCCGGCCGAAATCGGCCAGGAACACGGAGGGGTCTTCGACAAAGGCCATGGTGCGGTGCTGCGGCGGTAGCCCGGCGTCAGACCATGGTGGCCAGGCAGGCGCGCTGCCAGTAGCCGTAGCCCACGCCGCGCCAGGCGTCGATGCCGAACTGCCAGGCATCGTTGTCGAACTCGAACTCGCTGCCCTCGGCCTTGGCCTTGAGCTCGGTATCGGTCTCGGCCTGGCGGATCAGCGCCTTGATGGGGCTGTCGACGCGGAAGACGGCGATCTTGGTGGTCCAGGTCAGGCGGGTGTTCATCTCCACCGTGACGTTGAAGCGCGACAGCGCGTTGGGGTTCTGGTTGTTGTACTGCGCGCCCGTGGCCATGATGGACGTGGCCGCCAGCGCCACCGGGTACAGCGCGGCGGGCACCATCACCATGAAGCTGCGCGCGCCCTCGTTCATGGGCTCGCCGCGGTCGTCCTTGAAGCTGAGGATCTGCGCCACCGCCGCCAGGATGGTCTGCTGCATCTCCTCCACCGACGGCGCGGTGGTGCTGCCGTGCGCCACGGCCGGCAGCGCGCTGATGTCCACGCTGATGTCGTTGCTCTGCGAGCCCGAATCGCCCTCGGAGTGGTCGGTGTCGAAGAAGTACTGCCCGTCGTAGCAGGCGGTGGTCTCGCCGGCGATGATCAGGTCGCTGATCAGGCTGCCCCAGTGCGTCATGCCACGGTCGGCGAACTCCTGCATGCGGGCCTGGATCTGCGGCGTCTTGTCGCGCCGGGCATCGCGCACCGCCACCTCGATGGTGGCCTCGTAGTGCTTGTTGATGATGGTGACGCCCTGGCCGCTGAAGCCCTTGGCCTGGCGCCCGCCCACCCATTCGCGCATGGCCGGCGACTGGCCGAGGAAGTTGTAGGTCTCGCTGGCCTGGTCAGAGCTGAACAGGTTGCTTACGGCCGGCAGCCACAGGCCCGACTGGTCGGCCTCCAGGCGTGCGAAGTACATGCCCATGATGGCACGCGAGCTGAGCAGGGACTGGTCCATGGTGATGGTCCTTCTGAGGGTGGGGTGTGGTGCCGGCGGCTGCTAGGCGGGGGTCAGGCCTGGCGGGCCCAGGTGCCGCGCAGCTCGGTGGCCAGGTAGCCGTCGGCGTCGCCGCTGTCGATCACCACGTAGTCGCCGCGCTTGGCGGTGGCCTTGGTGTTGATCAGGTCCTTGTCGTCGGCGGCCGTGATGTCGGGGCCGAGGATGGAATCGGATGCGTTGGGGCTGATGGTGACGGCGATGGTGCCGTAGCTGCCGCCGTTGACGATCATGGCGCCGAACACGCCCGCGGCCACCGCCGGCAGGGTGATCGTCACCGCATCGGTGTCCACCCAGAACAGCTTGCCGGTGTCCTCGGCGTCCAGCGTCTTGTTGGCGCTGATCACCTCGCGCACGGTGCGCGAGCGGTACGGGTCCACGAAGCCGGCGGCGTTGAATTCCACCACCGCCACGCCGCTGGAAACGTAGCGCTTGACGAAGCCCACGAACACGCCCGACACGGGCGAGAAGCTGAAGGTGTCGTCGTCGCTGGCGTACACCGGCTGGCCCACGTCGGTGATGGTGGCGCCGGTGACGGCGAGCTGGATCTCGCCGATGCCGTACACCCGCACGTTGATGGCCGCGGCGGCGCCGGCAGAGTTGTCGGCGGTGGCCTCGGCAAAGCCGACGAAGCGGTCGCCCGCGGCCAGCGGGCGGGCGTGGCCGCTGGCCTGCACCATGCCGACGGCGGCGCCCTCGTAGATGATGTCGCTGGCGATCACGGGCAGATCGTTCATGCTGCCCTGCTCGTAGGAGCGGGGCTTGCGGGCGGCCAGGGTGGTCATGGTGGGGTCCTCTGGGTGTGGGTGGGTGGCGGCGCGGGCTGCTCGGGCGCCGGCCTCAGGCGGCCTTGCTCAGCCGCTTGACGCGGCCGGACTCGCTGGCGCGGGTGTAGGCGGTGTAGGCGGCCAGGTCGGGGAACTCGCCGCGCACCTTGGCGTCGCGCTTCCACTGCGCCTCGCAGCGCTCGGCCAGCGGCAGCGCGGCCTCGGCCGCCTCGGCGGCCTGCGCGGCGGCGGCCGCGCCGATGTCGACCGCCGGCGCGGCGGCGGTGGCCACCGGCTGCGGCGCTTCGGCGGCCAGGCGCGCGGCGGCGCTGGTGCGCAGCGTGCGCTCGGCGGCCAGCACGGCGGCGGCGGCCTCGGCGCCGGTGGTCTTGCCGTCGGCCTTGAGGGTGGCGATCAGCGCGTCGTGCCCGGGCAGGGCCTGCGCCTCCACGGCCAGGATGCGCGCGCGCTCGGCGGCGGCACCGGCCGCAGCGCCTTCGGCCAGCACGGCGGCCAACAGTTCGGGGTGCTGGGCGGCCAGCTGTTCACGGTCGAGCGACATGGTGGTCGGTCCTTCTGCGGTGGGTGAGGGGTGGTCGGCCGGGCGCGCAACGGGGCCCGGCAGGCTGACGAGGCGAGCGCCGCGCACGGCCGGCGCTGCGCTGCGGTCGCGGTTGAGTTGCTGCACCAGTTGCTCGAGCGTGGCCGTGCCGTCCACCAGGCCGGCGGCCACGGCCTGCTGACCGATGAACACGCGCCCGTCGGCCATGCCCTGGTGCACGGCCTCGGGGGTCTTGCCCAGGTGCGCGGCCACGTCGGCCACGAACAGGCTGTAGATGTAGTCCACCTGGTCCTGCTGGATGGCGCGGTCTTCCTGGCTGAGGGGGCCGTACTGGTGGCCGGCGGTCTTGTACTTGCCGGCCGAGATCAGCGTGGTTTTCACACCGCGCTGCGCCTCGGCGCCCGACACGTCCAGGTGCCGGGCCACCACGCCGATGCTTCCCACCACGGTGCTGGCATCGCTGATGTAGCGCGCCTGCGCGGCCGAGCCGTACCAGTACGCGGCCGACGCCATGGTGCCGGTGGCCAGCGTGACGATGGGCTTGTGCGCGCCCAGCTCACGCACCTGCGCGGCCAGCGCCTGGGTGCCGTCCACGGTGCCGCCGGGGCTGTCGATGGCCAGCACCAGGCTGTGCACGGCCGGGTCGGCGATGGCCTGGCGCATGTCGCGCGCCACCAGTTCGGTAGACACGCCGCCGCTGATCTGGCTCATGAGGTTCATGCGCCGGGCCGACACGCCCTCGATGGGCAGAACGGCCACGCCGTCGATGATGTCGTAGCCCTTGGGCTCGTTGGCCAGCGGCCGGCCCAGGCGCTGCTCGACGGCGGCCAGGTCGATCTTCTCGCCGCGCAGGTGCGTGGCGTAGATCTCCTGGATCTCCACCAGCTTCTCGGGCGCAATGGCCCAGGGCGCATTGATGATGTCGAGCAGTTTCATGGGTGGCCGGTCAATGCTGCGCATCGTGCCGCGGCGGGTGTCTCACGGTCAGGGGGACGCTGAGACACGAGCGCGCCGCGTCACGACACCGTGGCACTGACCACGCTGGAGCGGCCGGCGTCGTACAGCGGCTCGTTGCTGCGCGGCGCCACGGTGCATGTCCAGCGCCGGCTGCCGGTGGCGGCGTTGCAGATGCTCAGGCGCAGGGTGTCGTCGTCGGCAAACTCGAGCGCACCGAACACGCTGTCGTACTTGCTGGGCGCAGAGCGCAGCCACAGCTGCCCCAGGGTGTCGCCCTGCCCGGTGTCGTTGTTCTGCACGCCCGTGGGGCAGGCGCACAGGTCCAGGCTGTCGAACGCGGCGGCATGGTCGGCCACGGTGCGGCGCACCACGTTGGGGGTATGCCGGTCGCCGCTCATCACCGTGACGCGGATGCCATCGGCATGCAGCGCGCCGAACACCCGGTCGCGCTCGGTGGCGTAGGCGCCCCAGGTGTCGCTGTTCTCGCCGCTGCCGTAGCGGCCGTCTGAATCCTTGATGTAGAGCTTTTTGCTGCTGGCAATGACGATGTGCTTGAAGCCCGCCGCCCAGGCCTGGCGAACCGCGGCCAGGAACCAGGCCTCTTGCACGGCGCCCATGCACACCTTGCTGGCGTCGTCCGTCGCGGTGATCGGGCTGCGGTAGGTGATGAGATCGGGCACGATCACGCGCGCATGCGTGCCGCCGAGGGCCCCGTCGCCGCTGAAGTCCAGATAGTGATAGATCACCGGGAACGCGCTGGCCGCCATGGCGGCGCCTTGGGCTGCCGGCTCGCTGGGCATGTCGCCGTTGTAACCGGCCATGCTGGCCGCGGTGGGGTAGTCCCAATACAGGTTTGCAAGCTCGCGGTGCGCGGTGTACCAGGCCGTGGCGATGGCGTTGACCTGCGCCTGCGTGGTGGCGCCCGTGGATCCGCCGCCGCTTTGCGCCTGGGTGACGGTGTGGTCGGCTGAATCGGCCCAGCGGTGGTCGTCGCCACCGGCCCACGAGATGCGCAGCCGGCCCGCAGCGCGCTCGGCCAGGATCTCGCGCCATCCGGGCTTTGCAAACATGGCATGTACGCGCTGCTTGATGCTGTTGGCCGTGCTGGACGTGGTGACGCGCGTGGTGGTGTACTGCGCCCAGGTGAGTGCGGCGTTGTAGTAGGGGTCGTCACCCAGCATCACCATCAGCTTGGGGTTCAGCGCCAGCATGGCGCCGGCCGCGCGCAGGGGTTGCGACGATTCGTCGCACGAGGCCACGACGATGCAGAAGGCCATGCCTCAGCTCCCCCGCAGCGGCAGCGGGAACTCTCGCGGCGCGGCCACCATGGCGGCATAGGCGTCGTCGGCGATCAGGCTGCTGTACTGCGCGCGGCGCTGCACGAACCAGTTGTTGATGCGCGCGCCACTGCTGCCACCCCCCAGCGGCAGCGTGCTGGGCGTGCCCGAGCTGGTGCGCCGGGCCATCAGCGTGAGGCCGTCGCTGGCCGCCGTCTGAAGCGTGAGGCCCGTCAGGTCGAGCTGGTTGGTGCCGATGCTGCCAGGCGCAGCGGTGCCCGACTGGCGCATCTCCATCATCAGGTAGGGCCCCTCGAACCATGCCACCACCAGCACCTTGACGGGCGCGGTGTGGCTGTCGCCGATCTGCACGCCCAGCGCGGTGTTGTTGCTGCTGCCAGCGCCGTTGCCACGCACCAGCACGTTGAAGGCATCGGCCGCCGACACCGACATGCCCCAGCCACCGTAGCCGGCGGTGGAACTGTCACGGCCCCAGAAGTGGATGTACTGCTGCGTGCCGCTGGCGCTGGCCAGTTGCACCTCGCAGCCGATGACCAGCATGCCGCCCGCGGCAATGTTGGCCAGGCTCATCACGCTGTCCACATGCGAGTTGGCCGCGCAGGTGGCCACGTTGTCGGTGCCGTTGGGGGTGTAGAGCCCGGCATTGGTCCACCCGTTGCCCGGGGTGGTGCCGGCCAGCGTCATGTCGGGCCCGGCGCCCAGCGCATCGCTCAGCGTGGTGCCGGTGCCTTCGTGGTACGGATACCAGATGGCCGGGTTTTCATCGGCCACGGCAATGGACGACGGCGGCGTGATGCCGGGGCGCAGGATCAGGGCGTTGGCGGTCATGGCGGGGCCTCAGGCGTGGCTGTAGCCGGTAACCTGGCACAGCGCGGTGCGCGCGGTGCTGCCCTGCTGCAGCACGATCACCACGGTGCGCACGTCGTCGTCGCTGGCGAACTCGAACCGCGCGTCGTTGGCGATGGCGTCTGACAGGTCGGTCTCGGCCGACCCGATGACGTAGGCCGCGCCGGTGTAGGTGGTGCTGCTGCTCACGCCCGCCAGGTGCAGCGCGGTGATGGCCACCGCGCTCTCGACGACCAGCGTGCGGTTGAGCGCGCTGATGGCCACGGTCTGGTCGGTGACGCTCAGCAGGCGCTGCGCGCCGATGGTGTCGGTGTCCGGGTTGATCGTGACGCGCGCGCCGCTGATGGTGTTGCCGCTGCCGGCATCCATGGTGATGCTGGGCGTTGACGAGCCGCCCAGCGTCGGCACCACCGATGGGCGGAACACGGTGACGGTGCCCTCGTCCAGCAGCGCCTGCAGCGCGCTCACGTGCGCCGAACTGAGCGCCGGCACCCCGGCGCGGAACGCCACCACGGCCACGCCGTCGGAAGGCACGCGCACGATGGTGCCCACCAGCGTGGTGCCCGACAGCGCGAATGTGTCGTCGTCGGTGGCGAACACGCTGGCCCCCACGCTGGTGGCCACGGCCGACGCCACCGCCAGCTGCACCTCGCCAGCGCACACCAGGCACACCAGCGATGGCGCGGCCCCCGACACGTCGGCAACGCTGCTGGCTTGGTGGCACGCGAACCCGGCGAACAGATCACCGGCCACCACGCTGCGCGCCCGGCCGGTGGCCGAATCGATGCCGATGGCGGCGCCCTCGTAAACGGTGGTGCTGGCGGCCAGCGGCAGTGATCCAGTCGACTGCCCGCTGTAGCTGCGGGCCTTGTTGCGTGTGAGTGCCATAGCGCGATGTCCTTGGGTTCTGCGGGTTACATGGCCGCCGGCCGATTGGCGCCTGCGCCATCTTTGGCGCCATCTTTGGCGCCATCGGTGGCAGCATCGGTGGCAGCATCCACGTCGTCGGCCGGGTTGGCCTCGCTGGGCGCCGGCGCCGGCTCAGCCGACGCGCCAGCCACCACGAAGCCGGCCTCGCGCCGCGCGGAGGCCTCCTTGATCTGCTGGCGGTGCTTGGTCTCCCAGTCCACGCCGTCGTGCAGCAGGCTCTCGGCCTCGAGCGTGCTGGTGCCCAGCGCAATGCGGTCTCGGGCTGCGGCCACCTCTTTCTGCGGGTCGATGCTGCCGGGCCCGTCGCCCACCCATTGGGCATGGCACCAGGCGGCGCGCACCACCGCGTCGGCAAAGAAGCCGGGCGCCGCGATGCGGCCCTCGGCCACCTCGTCGGCCAGCCACAGCTCGTACACCGGCTGGCACAGCGTGGTGGCCAGCCAGGCGCGCCAGCCGCTGTAGTTGCGCCAGGCCAGCAGCAGCGCGCCGCGCGCGGCGCTGTAGCTGCTCTGGAAGTGCATCACCAGCACCTCGTAGGGCATGCCGATGGCCATGCCGATCTGCCGCATGCAGCTGGTGGTGAAGGCGTCAAACTGCGCATTGGGCCGCCCGGTGTTGGGCGTCACGGGCTCCTCACCCGGCAGCAGGTTGATCACCTTGCCGCTTTCCATCTCGCCCGACCAGTCGCTCACCTTGTTCAGGTAGGTGGCGCGGTCGCTGTCCTCGAACAGGTCACTGAAGGCCTGCGGGTCCATGCGCATGAACACGGCCATCAGCGCGCTGGTGACGGCGGCGTCGAGCTCGGCCTCGCTGTAGCGCGTGAGCTGCTTGATGGGCTCGATCACCGGCGCCAGCACGGGCACGCCGCGGCGCAGGCCGGGGCGCAGCTGGCGGTACAGGTGCAGCACGTTGCGCCGGCCGGTGCTGTCGCCGCGCGCGGCCACGCGCTGCCAGGTGCGCGCGCCCTGCTGCAGCCCGTCCATGGGGTAATGGCTGCACACGTGGTAGGCAATGGCCTCGCCGGTCTCGGGGCTGCACTCCACGCCGTCGGTCAGTGTGGCGGTGTTGCTGCGCAGCCCCGGGTTGCTCACGCGGTCGGCCTCCACCAGCTGCAGCGCAAGCCGGGGGCGCGCACCCTGGCGCGCAATGCGCGGCGTCAGCGCGAAGATGTCGCCCCTCGACAGCACGCCGCGCAGCGCCAGGTCTTGCAGGCCGTAGAAGTTGAGCACGCGCGCCAGGTCGCAGTCGGGCGTCTCGGCCCAGGCGCGCCAGCGCCGGGCGGTGTCTTTCTGCCAGGCCTGGGCCTCGTCTTCGCTCAGGCCCAGGTAGTCGGCATCGATCTGCGGGTTGCACGCCAGGCCGGTGCCCACCACGTGGGTGCAGTGGCTGTTGACCACGCTGGCCGCCACGGGTGCGTTGCGCTCCAGGTCGGCGCAGCGCTCGCGCAGGGTGGGCAGGTCGGCAATGATGTCGGTCTCGGGCGAGCCGCTGCTGGTGCGCCAGCTGGCCAGCGCGGCCTTGTCCTTGCGGGCGCCGTTGTAGCCGCCGAACACGGCCAGCTGCTGGCGCGCCACCAGGCGCCGCGCGGCCACGCGCGGGGCGATGTAGCCGATGGC